GGGCGGCTCCCGTTCGAGGTCGTGGGCGTCGCGTCGAGGCAGAACCTCAAGACGGGGTTCCTGATCCTGCAGGGCCTCGGCAAGGGCGTGCTGCTGAAGCGGCCGACGCAGATCTGGACCGCGCACCGGGACTCGGCCACCGACGAGGCGTTCATCGAGTTCGAGAAGCTGATCGACAGGTCGTCCGAGCTGAGCCGCCGGATCAAGCGGCTCACTCACGGCAAGGGTGACAAGTCGATCGAGTTCACCACGGGCTGCCGCATCGTGTTCAGGGCGCGAACCGGCAAGGGCGGCCAGGCGATGTCGGCCGACGACATCAACCTGGACGAGCTGTTCGCGGTGGAGCCTGCGCACGTCGGGTCGTTCATGCCGACGATGAGCACCCGGCCGAACGCGCAGATCACCGAGCTGTCGTCGGCGCCGCACGCCATGAGCGCCTATCAGCGCGGCGTGATGGCTCGTGGCAGGGCCGCATCGCTGGGCCTGGCCGACGAGCCGCGGATGGTGTACGCGGAGTGGTCGGTCATCCGGGTCATCGGCGAGGAGGACGGGAAGCCGGTCTTCGGTCAGCCGTCGTGCCAGGACCCTGACTGCACCCACGCGCTGGGCCTGCCGGGCTGCATCTGCGACGACCCGGAACTGGTGAAGCTGGCGAACCCGAGCATGGAGCGCTCGTCGCCGCCGTCGATCAGCTGGGAGTACGTGCAGTCGGAGCGCCGGGCCATGGCCGAGATCGTGGAGATGTACCTGCGTGAGCGGATGGGCGTCGGCGAGCAGCCGGCCACGCTCGGCGGAGCGATCGCCGCCGACATGTGGAAGGCGCGCGTGAGCATGATCCGGCCGCCCGTGCCGGAGGCGATCGGTGTCGCGATCGACCCGGACCGGCTGTGGGCGTCGATCGGCGCCGTCGCCGGGACGCATCTCGCGGCGGTCCGGCGCGACCGGCTCGGGCCGTGGATCTTCGACGACGTCAAGCGCATCGCGCTCGAGCACGACATCCCGGTCGGAATCGACACCAAGGGCCCGGCCGCGTCCCTGATCGAGCCCCTGAAGGCTGCCGGGGTACGCGTCATCGAGGGCACGACCGAGGACTACATCCTGATCTGCAGCGACGTCTACGACGGCCTGCGCGACGGCAACTACCAGCACGGCGACTACGACGAACTGAACGACGCCGTGGCTTCTGCTGGCTGGCGGTACATCGGCAAGCGCCGCGTCTGGGCGCCGAACGGCGGCGATATCACCATGCTCGAGGCCACCTCGTGGGCGGCACGCGCGGCCCGCGAGCCGGTCGAAGAGGACGCAGCCCCCTGGTTCGCATTCGGCTACAGCGATGGGGGTGGTTCCTGAAATGACACGCATCGAGGCTGTCGTCCTGGTTGCCGTGGCCCTGGTCCTGCTCGTTGTCGCCGCGACGTGGCTGTTCGGCGCCTGGGGCATGGGCGCTGCCGGTCTGGTCCTGCTCGTCGTCGCTCTCTTCTTCGTCCAGATCAAGGAGGACGCGACGTGACCAACCTGTGGACTGCCCTACGAGGCAAGAGCCCAGAGAAGCGTTTCAGCGTCAGCGACTATGCGGCGCAGCTCGCGTATGCCGGCCACCAGTACCCGATAATCGGCGGCTCGAACACGCACAGTGAGTCCGAACGGATCGAAAACGACTTCGTCGGGTACATAAACGGCGCGTTCAAGCGCAACACGGTCGTGTTCGCGGCGATGGAGAAGCGTCGGAACCTGTTCTCAGAGGCGCGTTTCTGCTTCCAGGAGATGAAAGACGGGCGCCCTGGGAAGCTCAAGGGCGCCGCGGCGCTACGTCTTCTGGAGAACCCGTGGCCGAATGGCACGACGGGTGAGCTCCTGTCGCGCATGATCCAGGACGCGGACCTTGCGGGGAACGCGTACGTGTTGCGCGAGCCGACCCGGCTGCGTCGCCTGCGCCCGGACTGGGTGCAGATCATCCTCACGGCGGCGCCTGCGGTTGCGGTCGCTTCGGATGTCGTCGGGTACGCGTACTACCCGGGTGGTATAGGGAGTGGCGCCGAGCCGGAGCTGTTCACGGTCGAGGAGATCGTGCACTGGTCACCGATCCCCGACCCGGACGCCCAGTACCGCGGCATGTCGTGGCTCTCCCCGATCATCGAGGAGATCCAGGCGGACAAGGCTGCGACGTCCCACAAGCTGAAGTTCTTCGAGAACGGCGCGACGCTCCAGACGGTCCTGACGCTCGGCGAGTCGGTGACCGAGGAGAAGTTCAAGGCGTGGGTGAAGGCGTTTCGCGAGGCTCACCAGGGCGTGCACAACGCGTACGAGCCGCTGTTCCTGGGTGGTGGCGCGGACGCGAAGATCGTCGGTGCCGACCTGAAGCAGCTCGATTTCAAGGCGACTCAGGGAGCCGGCGAGACGCGAATCGCGTCGGTGTCGGGCATGGGTGCTGTGATCCTGCTCCTGTCGGAGGGCCTCGCTGGTTCGTCGCTGAACGCGGGGAACTTCTCCGCTGTGCGCCGGCTCGTCGCGGACGGTGCGCTTCGCCCGATGTGGCGCTCGGCGTGCGCGGCGCTGGCGTCGATCGTGAAGGTCCCGCCGAAGCACCGGCTCTGGTACGACGACCGCGACATCGCGTTTCTGCGTGAGGACACGAAGGATCTCGCAGACATCCAGTCGACGGAGGGGCAGACGATCCGGGCCCTCGTCGAGGCGGGGTACAAGCCGGAGTCGGTGACGACGGCTGTCATCGCTCAGGACTGGTCCCTGCTGAAGCACACGGGGAAGTTCTCGGTGCAGCTCCAGGAGCTCGACACGGAGGGCGTGGAAGACGCTCCAGAATCCGACACCCCACCACCGCCCGACGACGACGAGCAGTCAGACGAGGGCGCACCGAAGGACGCGCCCGACACCGAAGAGGAGCAGGTATGAGGTCCATCCGCGGGCTACACGTGATCCGGTCGGGCATCGCCACGCCGGGCCTGCGCCCTGCGCGCGCCGAAAGTGAGGCCGCCGAGGCGCCGACCGATGGCCGCCTGGCGACCCTGGACGTTGACTTCAGCCTGTTCGACACCTGGTACGAAATCGACTCGTACTGGGAGGGCCGGTTCTTGGAGCGGACCGTACGCGGTGCGTTCAAGCGGACCATCGCCCGCAACGGGTCGAACGTCAAGGTGCTGTTCAACCACGGGTTCGACTACCACATCGGCGACAAGGTTCTCGGCGTACCCGAAGTCCTCGAGGAGCGGGACGACTCCCCGCACCTCGAGGCCGGGCTCCTGGACACCTCCTACAACCGTGACCTGCTGCCGGGCCTGCGCGCCGGCGCCTACGGCAGCTCGTTCATGTTCGAGGTGACCGCCGAGTCGTGGGACCACGAGCCGGAGAAGTCGGACTACAACCCGCAGGGGCTGCCCGAGCGAAGCGTGACCGAGGTCAGCCTCTTCGAGGCGGGACCCGTGACGTGGCCGGCGAACCCCGAAGCCACGGCCGGAGTGCGCTCCGGCACGGACTGGATGATCGAACGCGCGCAGCAGCGCGACGCAGATTCCAACGAGGACCTCGTCAGGTCACTCGCTGGGTTCAGGGCTATGCACGGCCTCCGCTCCCCTCTCGATGAGGGCCTCGCGACCCCGGCACAGCCCGCCCCTGATGCGACTACGGCGCCCGGCTCCAACGAGCCGCCCAGCCCCTCGCGAGCCAGGTATCTCCAGTGGCAGGCGCGCCAGCGTCTCCACACCAACGCGTCTTGAAGGAGACATCATGAAGACCCTGAAGGAGATTCGGGCTCGGCTCGCCGAGATCAAGCCCGACATCGAGACCCTTGGTACGGCCGAGGCGGCCCTGACCGAGGAGGACGAGACCCGTCTTTCCGCCCTCATCGAGGAGTGGGACACACTCACCGAGGCGGCCAAGCCGCTCGAGGAGCGCGCGCGCAAGGTGGAGGAGATCCGCGCAGCCATGGCACGCCCGGGTCAGGCCGAGTCCGGCGACGGGGCGACGGGCGGCGTGCAGGTCATGCGCCGCATCGAGCCCTTCGAGCCGGGCGATGACCCGACGCGCATGACGCGTGGCGAGGCTCGCGACAAGGCGCTCAAGGCGCTCGACTCGCGGGACCTGAACGGTCACCTGAACGAGCGGCAGAAGGTGCAGGCGGAGAGCCTGCTCCGCCAGCAGGGCCGCAACACGGACGGTGGGCACATCGCCCGTCGCCTGCTCGTCACCGAGTCGGAGGCGTACCGGTCGGCGTTCATGAAGCTGACCGTTCAGCCGAACCCGGTCCTCACCCCCGAGGAGGGTCGCGCGGTTCAGCAGTTCAACGAGTTCCGTGCGATGAACATCACGACCGACGCGGACGGCGGGTACGGCGTGCCCGTCCTCATCGACCCGACGATCGTCCTCGACGCGCAGGGCTCGTCGAACCCGTTCTTCCAGATCTCCCGCGTGGAGACGATCACCACCGACACGTGGAAGGGCGTCAGCTCGGCCGGTGTCAGCTGGTCGTTCGACGCGGAGTCCGCTGAGGTCTCCAACGACCAGCCGACCCTGGCGCAGCCCAGCGTGGCCGTGCACAAGGCGCAGGGCTTCATCCCCTACAGCATCGAGGTCGGGATGGACTACCCGGGGTTCGCGGCGGAGATGAACGGTCTCCTCGCCTCGGGGTACTCGGAGCTCCTGGTCGACAAGTTCACCATCGGTACCGGCTCGGGTCAGCCGACCGGTATCACGGTGGCGCTCGACGGGTCCGCCTCCGAGGTCGACACGGCGACGACGAACGTCCTCGCCGCGGCCGACGTCAACGGCCTCTGGGCCGCTCTGCCCGAGCGGTACCGCGCCAACGCGACCTGGATGGCCTCGACGGTCATCAACAACGCGATCCAGCAGCTCGGGTCGGGCGCGGAGGCTTCGTTCACGGTCGACTTCACCGCTGAGGGTGTCTCGGTCCTGAAGGGCCGCAAGTTCATCAACAACGACTACGTCATCTCGGCGTTCGCGACCGACGTGAAGCCGTTCCTGATCGTCGGTGACTTCAGCAACTTCCTCATCGCGCAGCGCGCCGGCATGTCGGTCGAGCTCGTGCCGCACCTGTTCGCCACGGCGAACAACCTGCCGAACGGTCAGCGCGGCCTGTACGCGTGGGCCCGGGTCGGTTCCGACTCGATCAACGACAAGGGCTTCCGCGCCCTGTCCGACAACGGGTCCTGAGCCGTCGTCGCGGTGGGGCCACATCGCGTGGCCCCACCGCACCACCCCGGTAGCCCGAGAGCAAGGAGTTCGTCATGTCCGTTGTGTACGTCAAGCAGACGTGTGCCGTCGGTGTCGAGGGTGACATCCTCAACCTCACCCGCGGGCAGGCGTGGGACTCGTCCGCACCCATCGTCCGCGACAACCCGGGGCTGTTCGAGGCGGAGCCCGTCAGGGTCCTGGGCCGTCACCGTGTCGAGCGGGCCACCCGCGCTCCGGGCGAGAAGCGTGGCGTGAGCTCGCGCAAGCCGGCTGCCAACACCACGCCCGAGGGCGAGGGGCCTGAGGGCGCGCTGCCGTGAGCATCACCCGGACGACGGAGGTCGACGGCCGGTTCGACGTCGGGGACACCTGGGAGTTCGCCGTCGCCGTCGAGGGCACCGTGACCGTCACGGCGACGGTGACCGACCCCGCGGGCGCCACGACGACACCCGCAGTCACCGAGACCGACGGCGTGTACGAGGCCAGCAAGGTTCTCAACGCCGCCGGCCGCTGGCTGGCTGTGATGTCGGTGACCGGCGACGTGGTGGGCGTGGAGGCGTTCACCGCGCAGGCTTCCGCGCCGGTACCGGAGTCCGGAATCCCGGACCTCGACGACGTCAAGGCGTACCTGAACACGAACGGCGGCACGAGCATGTCGGACGCCTCCATCCAGGAGGCGCTGACAGCCGAGCGTGCCGCGCAGGCGAACGTGTGCGACATCCCGCCGAACTACCCGCCCGACCTCGCAGAGGCGCTCAAGCGGCGCGTGGCGCGCAACCTCGCGGCCCGCGCCGTCCCGATCGCACAGATCACGTCGTTCGAGGGTGGCACGAGTGCCGTGCGCGTGCCGCGGACTGACCCCGAAGTGATCCGGCTCGAGAGCCCGCACCGGAAGATGCTCCTCGCGTGAACCTCGTCGAAGCCCGCATCGCTCTCGCCGCGGCCGTCTCCACCCTGCCCGGCGTGACCTGTGTCGCGCACCCGGTCCCGGGCAACCTCCGGCTCGGTGACGCGTTCGTGACGGTGGGCCGCGTCACGCCCGGCCAGTTCCTCACCGAGTACACGGCCGTGCTGTCCGCGTACGTCGTGCTCGGTTCCGACGAGGCGCTGGCCGACACGAAGCTCGACGAGCTCACCGTGCCACTGCTGGCGTGCGTGCAGAACCTGTACGCCGCCGACGTGTCCGTGGAGCCGCAGCAGCTCCTCACGGGCGGTTCCACCCCCGGGACCGTCTTCGTCCTCGCTCTGTCCGTAACGCTCGATCTGTCCTCGTAGGACGAGAAAGGAATAAGCCCATGACTGACGTCGACAAGCGGAAGCTCGTCCTGTTCGTGGACAGCCTGAACTGCACCGACTCCGTATCCACCGCGAAGTTCACCAGTGCGGAGACGGACAGCGACTTCGTGTCGTTCACGCAGGCCGCAGCGGGCGGGGCGCGGGACTACTTCCTCGCCCTGACGCTCAAGCAGAACACCGCGTCGGGAACCATCTGGAACATCATGTGGACCCAGGGCGGCTCGGACCTGCCGGTGGATCTGTGGCCCAACGGCATGCCCGTCGGCGGCGTCCCCACCGCATCGCAGCCGAAGTTCACGGCCACCGTCACGGTCAAGGACCCCGACGGTGACGTGCTCGGCGGCGAGGCCAACGCTTCGCCGTCTGCCCGTCAGGTCACCGAGGTCGAATGGCAGTGCCTCGCCAAGCCAGTAAGGACGGTCGCCTGATGGCTACTCAGCTGAACGCCGTTGCCAGTGCCATCCCGGGCGTCCCGGTCTCGAACGCGGCCGACGCGACCGGCAACTATGTCGTCCCGAACTCGTCGCTCATGGTGATCCGGATCACCAACGGTGGCGGGTCCTCGATCACGGTCACCCTCGACGACCCGACGTCGGTCGCGCCCGAGGGTACCGGCGTCACCTTCGGCCCCGACCCTGCGTTCTCGATCGCGGCAGCCGCGTCGCGGTACATCGTGCTCACCCATGAGCGCAAGGCCCGGTTCACCGACCCCGCCACCGGCCGGGTCTCCTGGACCTACTCCGGGGTGACCAGTGTGACCGTCGAGGTCGTGTCGCTCTGATGGCCGGGGGTGAGGGTGTCCGGGTCCAAGGGCTCAACGCCCTCACCCGCGACCTGCAGAAGCTGGGCGCCGAGGTCGACGACCTCAAGGACGTGTTCGGCGAGATCGCGAAGGAGGGCGCCGACCGGGCGTCCTCCTTCGCCCCGGTGCTCACCGGCCGCCTGCGGGACACGATCCGTGGGAACCGCGCGAAGAACAAGGCGGTCATCACGGCCGGCCGCGCCCGGGTGCCGTACGCGGGAGCGATCAACTACGGCTGGCCCGCACGCAACATCACCGGGGCCCTGTTCATGCAGAAGGCCGACGCCGAGCTGTCGCCCCGTGCGGTGGACATGCTCGACGCAGGAATTGACCGAATCATCGAACGATTGGGACTCAACCGTGACCGCTGAGACCGTGACCTACCTGGACGTGGACGACGTCGAGCCCGGACCTGACCTGCTCAAGGCTGAAGATCTGGTCAACTCCCTGACCGGGTTCGACCAGATCGCGATCCGGCAGCGCTTCAACCAGCGGTTCGATGAGCTCTCGGAAGACCCGGTCATGCTGCTCCGCGCCCTGTACTTCATCCACCTGCGCCGTGAGAACGCGGGCACGCAGGGGGGCGGGTATGACAAGGAGGCGTTTCAGCAGTCGATGGGGATGCCCATGGGCGACCTGCAGGAGAAGTTCGCCGACGCCGACAACGCCGCCGACCCTGACGACGAGGGCGCCGTCGTCGAGCGCGACCGCGAGTTCGCGGAGTTCGTCATGGCCTCCGGGCTGTCCTACACCGTCGAGCAGTTCATGGCCCTGACGCTGTCGCAGCGCTCCGCCGTGCTCGACGTCGCATCCCGCCGCAGGTAATCAACGTGGCCGAGCGCCAGAGGGAGGGCTGACTGTTGGCTGGTCCAATCAGGATCGCGATACTCGCTGACGCCCGCCAGGCGCAGAAGACGGTCGCCACGTTCGGCGACAAGGTCGGCAAGGCTGCCGGCGTCGCGACGGTGGGCCTCGCCGGGCTCGCGGCCGGCGCCGCCGGAGCCGCGATGGCCGCCGAGGAAGTCGCCTCAGCGAACAACAAGGTGAAGAACATCCTCGGCAACATGGGCGAGGGTGCCGCCACCGACCGTGTGCTGAAGCTGGCCGAGGCGCAGGAGGCGCTCACGGGCGTCGATGACGTCCTCATCAAGAACGCGCAGGCCAAGCTCGGGACGTTCTCCGCCGTGGCGGCTAGTGCGGACAAAGCCGGCGGCGCGTTCGACCGCGCCACGCTGGCGTCGGTCGACCTGGCCGCCGCTGGCTTCGGAACGGTCGAGTCGAACGCCGTCGGGCTCGGAAAGGCGCTGCAGGATCCGATCAAGGGCATCTCCGCGCTGTCCCGGGTCGGCGTCTCCTTCACCGCCAAGGAGAAGGAGAAGATCAAGACCCTCGTCGAGTCTGGCAAGGCCAGCCAGGCGCAGGGCATCATCCTGGCCGCCGTCGAGAAGCAGGTCGGGGGCACGGCCGCCGCGTCAGCGAAGTCGTCGGACAAGATCGCTGCCGCGTTCGAGAACATCTCCGAGTCCGTCGGCGCGATCCTGCTGCCCATCCTGAACAAGGTCACGCCGGTCATCCAGTCCATCACGAACACGTTCGCGGCGAACCCCGGCGTGCTCCTCGCCGTCGCGGGGGCAATCGCTGTCGTGGCCGGCAGCCTCATCGTGCTCAATGGCGTGCTGACGGCCATCGCGATCGTGCAGAAGGCCGCCGCCGTCGCGCAGGTCGCCCTGAACATCGCCATGTCGGCGAACCCGATCGGCCTCATCATCATCGCCATCGCAGCGCTCGTCGCCGGGCTGATCTGGTTCTTCACGAAGACGAAGCTCGGGCAGAAGATCGTCAAGGGCGCGTGGGCTGGGATCAAGGTCGCGATCTCGTCCGTGACGAGCTGGTGGCAGAACACGGCGCTACCGATCATCAAGGTCGTCTGGGCGTCGATCGTCGCCGCGTTCCAGGCCGGCAAGGAGAAGGTTGCCGGGTTCCTGCGTGGTGCGCTCGAGGTCATCAAGACCGTGTGGCGGTTCTCGCCACTGGGGATCATCATCACCAACTGGGGCAAGATCATCGCCTGGATCAAGGGCGTCCCCGATCGTGTGGCGAGCGCTCTCGGCAACCTGTCGGGCAAGCTCGTGGCTGCGGGCATCTCGATCATCACCGGGTTCCTGTCGGGGCTGAAGGCCAAGTACGCCGAGGTTCAGAACTTCATCGGCGGCATCGGCCAGTGGATCGCCGACCACAAGGGCCCGAAGTCGGTGGACCTGAAGCTGCTGGTGAAGAACGGCGGCTGGATCATGACCGGCCTGCGCAAGGGCCTGAGCAACGAGATCCCTGCGCTGAAGAAGACGCTCGGCGACGTCGCGGGTGTCGTGTCCGGCACCGATATGGGCGTGCTGGGCGTCTCCGCGTCGCGGGCGGGCGGACGTCTCGCTGCCCTGGTCGCGCCCACGTCGTCGGGCGGCGGTTCGAGTTCCGCCGCGGCACCGATCGTCGTCTCGTTCGAGGCCACGGGGGACCCGATCGTCGACGCCCTGATCAACGAGCTCCGCAAGCGCATCCGCATCAACGGAGGTTCCGTGCAGGCTGTCCTGGGGAGGGGCTGATGGTGAAGAGCCCGTTCCCGACAGGATTTCTCGGCGTCGACCTCGAGTACGACGGCGTGTGGAACTCGGTCGGCACCGACCTGGACCAGGAGGGTGTGAGCGTCGCGCACGGCGCCCGGTCCGAGGGCGGCACGGCTGACGTGTCGTCGCTCGAGTTCCGGGTGAAGAACGGCGACGGCAAGTACAGCCCGCGCAACCCGAACTCCCCGCTGTTCGGGAAGATCGGGCGCAACACCCCGGCCCGCGCGACGGCCGCGCTCGGTGCCCCGTGGCTGAACTTCGAGGAATCCGTCGCGGCGTGGGCGACCACACCGGACACGGCGGCTCTGTCCATCACGGGCGACATCGATCTGCGGTGGCACGGTCGCCGGGACTCGTGGGCGTCCAGCATGGACGTGGTCTCCAAGTACGTCACGACGAGCAACCAGCGCTCCTACCTGTGGCGCTTCGAGGAGGACGGCACGCTCGCGTTCTTCTGGTCCACCGACGGCGTGACGCTGCTGTCTCCCGCCAGGTCCACGGCGTCTATCCCGCCGTGGGCGGGCGAGATCGCGCTGCGCGTCACCCTGGACGTGAACAACGGCGCGAGCGGGCGCACCATCCGGTTCTACTACGCGGACGACCTCGCCGCGACGTGGATCCAGCTCGGCGAGGACGTCGTGCAGGCTGGCACGACCAGCATCTTCAACTCGACGGCCGAGACCACCATCGGCAAGAACACGTACAGCGCTGCCGGGACGCCGCCCGTGCGGGTGTACGGCTGGGAGATCCGCAACGGCATCGGCGGCACGCTCGTGTCGTCGCGGAACATCTCCGACCTGGCCGTCACTGGCGCTGCCACGTTCGCTGACGTGCAGGGCAACACGTGGACGATGACCAACTCCTCGGTCACGAACCGGCACACGCTCGCCGTCGCCGAGGTCGCCGAGTGGCCGATCGAGTGGGACCGCAAGGGCGCGCCGTCGGCGTTCACCAACGTCGAGGCGTCCGGCGTCACGCGACGCCTGGGCCAGGGTGCGCAGCCGATCGACTCGCCCATCTACCGCGCCATCACGACCGCGACGAACCCGAACCTCAAGGCGTACTGGCCGATGGAGGAGGGGGAGGACGCCGACTCGTTCGCGCCGGCCATCCGCGGCACCCGCGCGGGATGGGTCGGGGCGCCCGACCGGGCTTCCTACGCGGGCTTCGGCGGGTCGAAGCCGCTCCCGGTGCTCCGTACGACCAGGGTGCGTTTCCGTGTCCCCGCGTACGCGGACACCGACCAGGTGCAGGCCCGGTTCCTGTTCCACAAGCCGTCTTCCGGGTGGTCCTCGGCGCAGACCATCTGCGAGGTCCACATGCAGAGTTTCGGCCTGGAGTCGGTGACGCTGCTGACCGGGGCCACCCCGGGGCACCTCCGGTTCCTCGGGCGTGACTCTGACGGCGTGCAGCTGTTCGACTCGACCACCACGGATTGGGATGTCGAGGACCGGGACGTGCGCGTCTCGATCGAGCTGACGCAGGATGGCGCAGATACCGACTGGCGCGTGTCCGTGGATGGCACGTCCGGGTTCGGTCTGGAACTGACCGGGACGCTGGTAGGCACTGGCTTCGGCCGCTGCACCAGCGTGCTGTTCAACCCGAACCGCAACGACATGGACGTCGCGATCGGCCACCTCACGGTCGAGTCGTCGACCTCCAATGTGCACGACGTCCCGGTCGAGATCCTGAACGGCTACCAGGGCGAGTCGTCGCGGGACCGCATCTCCCGCTTGTGCTCTGAGCACGACATCGTGCTGTACGCCCGCGGGCGGGACTCGGGCGCCGTCCCGATGGGTCCGCAGCCCTCGGACACGTTCCTGGCCGTGGTGGAAGACGCGGCGGCGGCTGACGGCGGGCTGCTGCACGACAACCCGGTCGCTCTCGGGCTGCGGATGAGGCGCCTTCACTCGACGGGGTCGCAGGCTCCGGTCACCATCCCGTACACGGACAACATCGTCATCCCGTTCGAGCCGTCGGACGACGACGCGCTGACCAGGAACCGCGTCACGGTGGACACCCCGCGCGGTGCACGGGCCGTCTCCGAGGCGACGTCGGGTGCGCTGTCGACACTGGCCCCGCCCGACGGCGTCGGCCTGTACGAAGAGTCCCTGACGCTGAACCTCAACACCGACGACATGGTTGACCGGCACGCCGACTGGGCCGTGCACGTCGGGACGTGGGACGAGGGCCGCTACCCGACGCTCGGCGTCGACCTGGCGCACCCGACGCTCTTGGCGAACTCGGTGCTGACCCGGGAGGTGCTGTCCCTGTCACCCGGCGACCGCCTGGTGATCACCAACCCGCCGACGTGGCTCCCGCCGACGTCGGTGGACGTCCTGGTGATGGGCGTCCAGGTCGACGTCACGCCGCTGCACGTCCGGCTCACCTGGACCTGCGTACCGGCCCGGCCCTACAAGGTCGGGTACTGGAACCACCCGCAGCACCGCTGGTCGGCGGCCGGCACGGTGCTGACGTCGTCCGTCACCACGACCGGTACGTCCCTGTCGCTGACGGTGCCGGACGACCTGTCCTGGACGCACGCAGACGGCGACTACGACATCACGATCGGCGGCGAGCTCATGACCGTGACGAATGTCGTCGGCACGACCATGACCGTCACCCGGTCAGTGAACGGCGTCGTCAAGGCGCACTCTGCCGGGGCCGCTGTGGCGCTGGCCGAGCCCTCCTTCTACCCGCGATAGGAGCCGACCATGGCCATCCAGGCAGGCGCGCTGATCGACGTCGGCGACTTCCGCACCATCGGGCCGACGGGCCTCGCAGGGCTCCTCGAGTCGGGGTTCACCGCGTCCACGCTCGACGTGACGCGTATTGGCGAGACCGTGTTCTGGGAAGGAGCCATCACGCCCTCGACGAACTGGGGCGCGGCGAACGCCCTGAACAGTCCGCTGGCGGTGGGCGACATCCCCGCAGAGTTCGTGCCGGACGCCACGGCCATCTTCATCCAGCCGAGCATGACCGGCACCGCGACGACGATCTTCCGTGTCGCGGTCCAGCCGACCGGGGAACTGCAGGTGCGCTGCAACACGGCCACGTTCACCGGGGCCGT